TGATATTAATTTGATTGTACCACCTGTACAACCCCAAAACTTATTATTTTTAATGCTTATTCCATAACCAATGGCAGTAAATTCTATAGCATTATGGATTTCAGCAATATTAATAGGATCTTGTGCTGAAAAACTGCAACCCTCAATATTAATTCCCCAAGCACTAGCAGTATCACAATAAATACCTTTTTCAGTCATATCGAAGCCACAATTTTTTATATCACCACTTGCTATAGAACCACTTACACCATCTGTTATATAAATTCCCTTGTTATAACCCCAACAAAAACAATTTTCAATAATTATCCAATCGGCACGTTTTAATTTGAAAAGTATTGCATTTGCTCTTGTTATTTGACTAAAATCAGTTGGGGAAAAAGCATCTTTCCAAAATATTGGATTAATGTGTATATCTTTAAATCTATCAATATCAGTACAATTATCTACATCAAAACCTAAGTTTAAAACAAAACCTGTACACCTTTGTACTGTTATCCCACCGTGTGAGTTAGTAAAATCAGCTATTTGATATACATTTATAAATGCACAATCTAATATATCTATATCTGATGCACCACCTACATTGCTTAAAAATAGTGATGGGAATACAATAGCAGAACCAGCACCAGTATTTAATTGTGTAGGGTAATAAAATGTGATACCCTCAACACTGCATCCACTATTTAAAACTATTGCTTGGGTTGTAGAATTAGTTATATATATGGCTGAACCTTGTTTTTCATCATCTTTAGATTTTACCCCAACTAAGTTAACACCTTTACTCAAAGTCAATTGCGACTTCAAAACAAACTTACCAACGGGAATATATATTATGCCACCATTTATTAATGTGTTGTTAGCATCTATAAATGCTTGCGTATCATCAGTTGTTCCATCGCCTACTGCTCCATAATCTTTAACATTTATAAATAATTCACCTTTTATCACTTTATTTGCCAAGGATGTATCAACTTTATCTAATCTTGTGTCTAAATTTATCTCTCCACCACGAGCATTTGTAATTTCTGTATTTGTAGTATCTAATGCACTTTGTGGTGCTTTCAGTGCTAGTTGTGTTACGTTATCTGCCAATGATGTATCTATCTTTCCTATTTTGGTACCTAAATTTACTTCACCTTTTCGTGCATTTGTTACCTCTAAATCCACTCTGTCAATCGTGGTTAGCGCGTTAGTTAGTGCGGTAAACTCACTCGTACTTTGTATGGCTGCATCATCTCGAATAACTTCGCTTACTGTAAAGTTAAACGTTACTGATGTTAATATTTCACCAGCAGTACCGTAAATGGTTATTTCACTTGCTACTAACCCAGCATAACTTAATGCTTGAGTAGTTAATAGACAACTTAATTTACCTGTTAAAGCATTGTCCAGTGTACAGTCTAAAAATACTTTTGTTGCATCTGATTTTTCAAAATATATTCTCGAAGTTGTTCCTGTTAAGTCATATGCCACCGAACTGTTGAAAATGTTAATTACAAATTTATGACTATTAGTATCATTTTTTTTAATATTAATAGATTGATTCATATTTATTTTATTTGCTAAGTCTATATTTATATTATGATTAATAGTGTTTATCATTTATTCACCATCCCTTTCTACATTAAAAAAGTACCCTCTCAGGTACTTTAATTTTATTATTTTTAATTGTTATGTCCACCTGTAGCATCTATATGATATACAACAGTCCCACCTATAACAAATTGAAAGACCGAACCTTGCATATTAATATAAGTTGCCTGACTTGAATGTATTCTAAGTCTATCTGTATTTATTGATTGGAATGATGCTCCAAATTCACCTATATTAATTTTCCATTTACTTGTTTCTCCAACAATAGAATCTGTTATTACTCTATCGAGGGTTCTTATCTCTCCAGTTGAAAATATATTACCTAGAAAACTCCAATCACCTGAATTGTAAGCAAGATTTGTTACACCATTAGTAGCAACAATAAATCCCTTTGAACTATCAGCTAAGTTTACTTGTACTGCGGCTGAATTTCCTCTTATGCTTCCTGCTAACACACCTTGAGCATAAAATGATAATTCGTCACCATCAAGCTGCGATGTTTTTTGATTTGCCGAATTATAGGTAGATAAATTGCTACCATCTAGCACTACTCTTGCACCTGCTGTTGCGGTTTGTACTGTAAACCCTGTTAGTATCCCAACTTTTATAATACTTGCGTTTAATTGCCCTGTGTCTATAAAATCAGCTACTATATGTCCATCTGCCGTAATTGCAGTTCCAAATGGACCATTATAGCCAGTTCCACTATATCCTAGCCCATTTTGGTTCCATCTCCAAACTTTGGTTGCCGTCATAGGATCTTCTGTATCCATTATTAATAGTTCACCATTACGTTTCATTACATATCCACCTAATGCACTGTTTATTTGTGTTGTAGCATTATCTATAGCAAGTTGTAAACTACTTTTAGTATTCACTATATCTGTTTTAACTTCTTGAATTGAATTATTAATAGTTGTTGCTAAATTAGGTTTAAAACTCCCTAACTCAATTTTCTCAATTCTGTCTGTTAATATATTTTTAGTTATTTTTATTACTTTTGCTTTTAAGTTTATATCCAATCTATTATGTTTTATAGTTACTGTGTCACCTAAATAAACTCTCTCTAATACTGCATAATTTTTATACTCCTCTGTTTTACTTAATTCTAAAAAATCAATTTTATAATTAAATTGAGGAATATCTATTTTATTATCTGTCATGTATTCTTGTCCTGCAACTCTCAAAGTTCCTTCTGTTTCATAATCACTTAATTCAACAACTTTGATTTTAGGATGTGAAAAGTTATCAATATAAATTGAATCAATATACTTTTCTGTAAGCAAAAGCCCGTCCTTACCAATAGGCATTAATCTAGTTGTAACTCCATCCATATCCAAATCCTCTTGGATTCCTTGTACGTTTTTACCATAGGCAACTAATACACCTCTATCAAGTCCTCTAGTACCTAATAACTTAATGTTGAAATTGTCTCTTACTAATTCACCACCAATATTATTAATTAATCCATCAGTACCCATTATAGCTTCAACTACGTTTTTTCTGATAAACTGTTTATTTGCTAATATTGAAACATCGCTCATTGATGTAAAACTATGTGCGTATTGAGTATTTGTAAGTATTGCATCTAAAGCACCAGCGCCGTTTATATTAGTCAATGTTATATCTTCTAAAAAATTATCAAGTAAATCATAATATATATGCCTTGCATTTATCTTAATTCCTTTTAAAGTTTTTACTTTATGATATATACGAAACAGCTGAGAAGAAGCCTTTATAATATTTCCTTCTAAAAGTTGTTTCCATTTGCCATGTTCATCAAGTGGATATTCAATAGTAGCCTCAAATACTGAATTGAGTTCCTCTTCAACAACACAAGAAATGCATTCATTAAGTACGACTAAACCATTGTTTGTGAAGTCTGTTTCTTTACTATCATAAATATTAATCATTAAATCCACCTCCAATTAGGTGTTACTTCTAATTTTGTTATTGTACCAGTCCATGAAATAAAATTGTTTCCACCCTCTAAATTAAGAAACTCACCACTCATATCATTGTTTTTTAAAAGTGTATTTTTATAACAATCAACCAAATCACTGTCCATAGTTACATAATCCACTATGTTAGTTAAATTTACAGTTTGACTATTAATAGTAACACTCACATCACCACTACCAAACACTTTAATAATCGGTAGGCTAGTATTACCTGTCCCATTGTAAATCGTTCCTGCGTTCTCTAAGGTTATCAATTCTTCACCTATACTAAGTTTGTACGGTTGAACTTTAAACATCAAAGGAAATTCTCCAAAAGTTTTTAGACTCTGTGATATATCTATTTTATTAATTATTCTAGCTTTATATTTATAATCAGAATCCCAACTAAATATCAAATCGCTAGATGTGTTCATTAACCATGCTTTTACTTCTTCTATTCGGCTTTCATCCATGATCGTGCATTCAAGAGGTAAGATATAACTTTTCCTAGTTTTATAATCTATTGTCAAATTGCCATCCTTGCCCGGTAATTCGTACTCATCTATATTGTTTTCGGGAACTACGCTAGGAGGCTTCACATTTATAATGACTCCAAAATCTTCGTAACTATCTTTATTATTGTATATAAAACTTGGGAACATCTAAACCCCTCCTAATTCTTTCTTTTTAATGTAATAACTTAATTCTTCGGCTAGTTCTTCAACGTCTTGTTTTCTTTCATTTACAAATGTTTCAATGTTTAAATTAAAACCACTATTTTTACTACTTGCTATTTTTGCACTATCTTTTGCGTTTTTAATAGTTTCTCCACCATTAAAGTTTAATAGTTCAGGACCTTTTTCTCCTACCCAATGAAGTCCTTTTGTTGCATTAGTTGTTCCTGTTGCGTATCCTCTATCAGTAGTGCCTCCAGTTCTTGGGATGCCACTAGAGGAATATTTCGTTACTCTATTTGTAGTTACTGTAGTACTTTTGTCTTCTGTTGGCTCTTTATTCCATTTTGTCAACCAATTCCAAGCTTTAGAGATTGCGGTGGTAACTGTTTCCCAATTTTTAACGAGCGCCACGATTCCAACACCAAGCGCTACGAGTGCAAGTATTACTATTGCTATAGGATTTAAACTCATAACTAAGTTAAAAGCAGCCATTGCTACTGACCCAGCGGTTGTTGCAGCGGTTCCTATACCCTGTGCTATATATAAGGCGACAATTGAAGCGGTTAAAGCTACATCTTTAATTTTTGCGATCCCAAGTTGTACATTATGTGCTAGTAATGCAATGTTACTTGCTAATACTATACCTTTTTGTGTTATCCATACTGTAGTTAACGCTATTACTACACCTTTTATAAGCGGTATGTTGTCACGCACCCACGTTAAAGCAGTTATTAAAATATCAAAAGCCTTAGTAGTTAATTCCTTTATAGTTTCGCCTAAATCAAAAGACTTTGTATTCAAGTTAGGGAATATAGTTTCTGCAATTTCTTTGCCTACCTCGATTACTTTTTGAAATTTAGTTATTACTATTTCAACTACATCAGATACTGTTGTCATAGCATTGTCTATACCTTGCTTTATCTCCGGCATGTGCTTTATAACCCACTCGAGAACGTTGTTGAACATAGGTAGCAACTTTTCTCCGAGCGTTATCATTACAACATTAAAACTTTCTGTCATTTTCTGCATCATAGCAGAGACCGTAGCCTGTTGAGTTTTAAATGCTGCTTCTGTTGCTCCAGCTGCTTCTGCCATCGCCTTAGTTTTTTCTGTAAATATATCTGCTTGCGAGCCTGTTAGTGCTAATACTGCGGTTCCAGCTTCTACACTCCCAAACATATTTCCAAGTTCTGTAGTGTTACCGCCAACCGATTCTTTTAATCCTGTTAAAGCACCATTCAACCCCAAACTTTCCAAAGCTGCTGCCCCTGTTTCATATCCCATCCCTTTTAGTGCTGCTGACATACTTTCACTCGGTTTCATAAATGCTTGGATTGTTCCTCTAAGTTGCGTTGTAACCTCTGCAGTACCGCCTGTTACTCCAGTTAGTGTTGCCATTGCACCGAATAATTCTTCTTGACTAACTTTCATTGCTCCGGCTAAAGGTATCACCTTTCCCATATTTTGAGCCAAACTTGGAAAATCGGTTTGACCTAATTTTACTGTGAGAAATGCTAAATCAGACGTTTGTTGTGCTGCCTTTGCTGATGTATCACCATAACCTTTTGTTACTGCTGATAATAGATTAACTGAATCCGTTACTGTAGCATTTCCTGCCGCTGCACCCTTTGTACTTATTTCAAGTATCTTCATAGCATCATCTGTTTCACCGAAAGCACTCACAACTTGATACAATCCATCCGTCAATAATTCTGTGCTTGTGCCTGTCTCGCTACTCATTTTTTTAACTTGTGCGGACATATTACCTATTTTAGTTTTAACATCACCATCTAAGAGAGTAGCAACATTAGCCATTTGTTTCTCATACGAAACTGCGGCTTTAAGTGCTACACCACCGATTGCTGCGGCTGCTGCTCCTGCTGCAAGTACCATTGCACCGCCCCATTTTGCAGCGGTTGCAATACCTTTCCCAAGCGCACCATCAGCACGTCTTGCACTACCTTCAATTTCTCCTAAACTTCTATTTGCCCCGTTGTCCCTTAAAAATATCTCTCCAAATAATTCAAATGCTCTCACTTCACACCTCCCATAGAGGATAAAATTTTATCGACCTTACTTTGAATTTCTTCTTTAGTTTCACTCTTAACTTTTACAACTTTCTTATTGAAATAATCTTCAAAACTTTTATAAGGAATTTCGCCAGTTCTCATAAAATGCAAATCTACTAGATATTCACTATGAGCCTTTTTACTTTGTTCCTTTTCATTTAGTTTTAAGACTAGTTTTATGACCGTTTTTAGTTTTTGTCTACGTATATAATCATAGTTAAAGCTATGAACTAAAATAATAATGTTTTCGTAGTCTAGTTCATAGGCTAAATAAAAAGTTCTTTTATATCCTCATCATTTAGTAAAGTTTTTAACGCTAATATAGACTTGATTAAACCTTGTTTTTTAACAATTTCAATATCGATTTCTTGAACGATTGAAACAATTTCAAATATTTCTTCTTTAATTGATTTTGCATTTTTAAATACTAATATAAAAACAGTATCTAAAAGTACATCAAGTCCGATCTTCTTTGCCATTTCTTCTTTGCTTAATCCCTCGTGTTTTGCAACTGCTTTCTGTGCCTGTGCTTTCATATATTCTTTGACATCTAGTTTCTCATAAATGCTGCCTATTAGTGGCAGCAAATCAAGTGCTTTTTCTGTGTTTAACATATATTCCTCCTAAAATTAAAGAGAGCCATAAGGCTCCCTAGTTTTATACTGTTGTGAAATTTGTTATATTATTTTGTGCTAGTGCATTCCCACTTATATCTTTTATATTAGTTGTAGCAAGTGCAGTATAAGCGGTAGCGGTTATTAAATCTGCTATTGGTGTAAATGTAACTGTGAGTTTGTCTAACGACTGTGTTAACGCTCCAGCCACTGAAACCCCTGCTTCTAGTAAGAAGAAGTTTGCACTACTTACGCTAACATTTGAAATAGCTTCACTAAATGTCCATATTATAGCCGAGTTCAATGCAACCGCTGTTGCTGAATCAGCAGGAACTACTGTAACTGTAGGCGGTGCTGTATCACCAGGAATTTTAGGATTATAAATAGTGAATGGAACTGTTCCTTGTGTTGTTGGACCATAATGTCCTGTGAATAATGCTTCCATTGTACCCTCGTTTTTATCTTCACTCGCAAGTGTTAATCCCTGTAAATTGATAGCATTTGAAACTTGAATTATAATAGGTAAAGCAGATCCACTTATAGTACCTATATAAGTTATATTAGTAAGATAATCAGCATCCTCTATTTTATCTTTACCTGTTACAATATCATATGTTGCTTCTGTAACACTATCCACTGAAGAGGCACCTAATAGTGCTTGAAAATTAGCAGTAGTCATTTCTAACATAGTACCTTTTAATGTAACAACCCAATTATCAATACGATTAAACCCTGCGGTGTTTTCTTTAATTCCATCCGCTACAATAGCTCTAATTGTAGGCACTGCGGAAAACTCTCCGCCACCTCTTGTAAGTCCTAGTAATTTAGCACTTGCGGTTGCTACTGTATCTGTTGCCATATCAAAATTTTTATAAAATGCGCCACTATCTAACATAAAATGTTTTGGTGATTCTGCGGTATATCCGTTCATTTTAACCCCTCCTGTATAATTTAATATTGTATCTTAGTCTACGTCTATCTATTATTGGATCTTCATCTGGTATATTTAATTTATAAGGATTATCCCTATATATTTTACATTGAAAGTTAGCATCTAAATTCATAAGCCTATTTAGTTTTTTATCTACATTTTCGGTAATGGTTTCTAATTCCACTATATCGCCCGTATTAGTCCATACGTCTACTTCTAATACTGTGTCCTCTCTAACTTCTACTTCGCTAGTATTTGGCATATGGTAGACTACATAAGGATATTCTGTGCTTTGTGGCGCTTTTTCAAAATAAGTTTTTGAATGAACGCTTTGTATCTGCTCATATATAAAAGTAAGTAAGTCCATCATGTTAATCACCCACTCCGTTTAATTCTCTTTCTGTGATTCTTTTAATTTCGTCTACATTTTCTTCTACACTGCCTGTTAATATTCTTTGTGCTCTCTGTCTGCTCGTTCCAAATTCCACAAATTTTGCATAAAAAACGTCACTCCCCACCGTAACTCTATCCTCACTGACCTCATGTTCCCACGAACTTTTAAGTCTACCACTTACAACTGGACTTCTCGAAACTGCTTCACCATCAACATATAAGCCTATCTTTTCAAGTGCTCTTTGTTCCGCCCTAGTAACTTCTTGCATTACTTCTCTGCGATAACTTCTAAATGTCATTCTATCAACTCCAAACTAATTTGATAAAATTCTCTTTTATTATCAATCAATTTAACATCATACAAATGTCCATTATAAACAACTCTATCAGCTTCAATAATATCTGTAATATAACAGTACATTTTGTGTGTGGAGTATACAGTAACTTTGTCAGTACTAACTCTCTCATTACCATTTAAAGTTCTTATATAGCCTTGTATGGTGGTTAAATCATTCCATGATGTTACTGTGTTTCCAAACGTTCCAATAGTGACAGTAAGTCTTTTGATTAAGATATCCTCAAAGTATTCTTCGAACTCCTCTATCATACAAACTTCACCAACGCTCTGGGTAGCAATCCCATAATGTCGTTAGGCAGTCCCATTGGATTATTGACATAAGATAAACTTAAATCGCCTATACTTTTTGAAGCAATCCCACTTTTAACGCTGTCTAAATATTGAATACCTCTAGCAACAAACAATTTTACACCGCCTGGAATAGTAACACTAAAATCTCTATTTGTTTTATCCTCTGCTACTTCTAAGAGAATGGGGATCATAGCATCATAATAAGCATCTTTACTTACATTTAATATATCTATATTAAGTAACAATTTAATATCATCAGCGGTCAATTAAATCACCTCTTTTTACTTTTCTTTTCTACCTTTTCTACCTTTTCTTCTATTTCTTCTATTTCTTCTTCAACTACTTCTTCAACTTCCTCTGTCGTTATTTCTTCAACCTCTTCAATAACTTCTATTTCTTTTTTAACTTCTTTTGCTTTCTTTTCTGCTGCCAATCTCCTAGCCTTATTAAATGAACTTAATCCCATATTATCCCTCCTACGCTATTAAAGTATCAACACTGGTTTTATCTGATATTGCATAACCTAGTTTAGTACTTCCTGTTATTGTTAAAGTTTGTGTATCTGCTGCTGCCCAAGCTCCTATATATTCTAAATCAACTGTTCCTTTCCCCTCTGTTAATAATATAGTAGTTGCTCCACCTGCTATTGTTGCGGTTCCTGTTCCAACAGTTACTTCGGCTACTGCTATTGCAAAAGTACCATTTAAAAATGTGCATCTTTCATCTGCTGCGGTTTTTAACTCCACTGTTACCGTTCTTACAAATTTAGTTTCTACACCACCTATTGCAGCATTAACTACGGTTGCACTGCTACCTAATATGGCTGGTGTTACAGTTAAGACCATGTCTCCATTGATACCTTTTTCAAGTGTTTCGAGATAAGCGTATACATCTTTTAGTGAATGTTTAAATGTCTTTTGTTTAAAAGTTGCTATTTTACTCATATAATTACCTCCTTAAAATAAAGAGGGTTTTTATACCCTCTAATTTGTTGCCTATACTATTTTGTGCTTGAATATGATAATTCTCACGTTTGTTGGAGTATATGTCAAAGTCCAATTTGCTGCGGTTGCTAATTCTGCGAATGTTGGTGAATCTGCTGCAACGGTTGCTTCGTTCCATTTAATACCTCTAGGATGCAAAAGGAAGTGTTGTCTATTGATTAATACATCTTCTCCGGCTAGACTATCTCTATCTGTCTCTGTTGGTACTGGTGCTCCACCTTGACCTAATGCTATAGCACCTTGACCAAATAAGTAAGTTGTATAAACTCCAGCATCTACTGGGCATTGATCGTCTACTATAACTTTATAACCGATATAAGTTGGAATTTGAACTTGTGTTTGTGAATCTGTTACAAAATCTATTTCATTGTTTTTCTGTAATTTTGTATAAACCGCGGAGTGCATAGCAATAGCAGTTATTAATTCAGCGTTTTCCCCAAATTTCTGTTTTGCATCTAAAGTAGTTCCAACGCTGATAACTCCTTCGACACCTGCTAATGCGGATATGTCTAACACGTTTGTAGCTGCTAAAGTTGTTTCAACACCTTTCAAAGTATTAAATAACGCTTTGCTTCTTTCTCCCATCCAAAATTTAGCAACTCTTGAAGCAATAACACCCATTGGATCATCACCGCTTAATGCAGTAGCAAGGTCATTAACTCCCCATGCTTTACCTCTCATGTTCAATCTCGCTAAATCTTTACCACTTGTAATAGCATTTACACTTAATGGACCACCATCACTCAACTCTTCTGAATCACCAGTAAGGTCATTCCAGTAAGGCATACTTAATATATTCCCACCTTGTGAAGCAAGTGCATCAAAAGCAGAATCATTTGCCACGATTCCCGCTTGAATAAATTTGTCTAGTCTATTTGTTTCTTGTACAACGTAAGGATTAAAAACTTCTGGGATTATAATATTTGTTAATAGTGTTGCTGCCATTAATAAAACCACCTTTTTTATTTATTATTTTATTTATTTGCCATTAAACTCTTTGCGAGTTCTGGATTTTCTTTTAGCATTTTACCTTGAAGTGTAAGATTGAATGTATCTTTTTTCCATGGATTAACTCCACTGTGTTTTGTATTAGTAGAGTTATTAACTTCTCTACCGCCACCCTTAAATCGTTCCTCTACTGCCTTTTGCACCGCTGCATCAAAATTGCTTTTAAAAGTATCTATATTCGTGTAAGTTATTTCAGCATCTTTAGCAACTAACATATCAATAAAGCTTATAGGCACTTGCTTATCGGTCATTATCTTTACTGCTTCAAATTTTAACCTTTCATTTTGAAATGACTGTTTGCTTTCCTCTAGCTCCTTTTGTTGTCTCTCAAAGATAACCTTTTGCTTTTCACTTTCAGAAAGTTTAGCAAGTTTTTCCGCTTCTACTCTTTCAGCCACTAACTTCTCTTTAAATTCTGTTTCCCATTTTGCCTGTGAAGTTTTAAGTGCCTGTGAAACTCTTTTGTCTGCTTCGCTATTCAATGCCTTTTCATATTCTTCTTTAGTCATTTTTACATCTTCATTTTGTACCTCGTCAGATACAACCGTTTCTTCTACATTATCTATTGCTTCACTCATAATTTTTAACTCCTCCACCCTTATAGTCTTTTACCCCTACAAGTGCTTACTTTATTTTTGTTAGTTTTAAGTCATCCCGGACATAATAAAAAGCCTTATTTCTAAGACTTGTATTCCACACTCTTTATTTTTTTTATTTATATATTTAGATAACTCATTCGCTATTTCTTCAATATCAAACTTTGGAAAGTTAACAAATGATTTATTAGGTGTATTGGGATGAGGTGAAGTTGGGTTCTGTGTGCCAAATGCATTCATATGTGGTTGCATACCTTGTGACATACTATTGCATTTATTAATTTTCTTCTGTTTTTCTATTATTCTGTCTAACTGTGATTCAATATCATTAAGACTTTCTTTTAAATCCTCATAGCCTTGTAATGTAACACCTACCGTTAATTCTCCCATACTTTTTGAATTGTTGAATACTTTTGATTCTTTAGGCGAGTCATATAGTTCTTCGCCATATGAACCATTACGATACGCTTCTTTAGGTAAATCAAATATTCCACCCTTACTCACAATAAAACCTCCCATAATAAAAGCACCCCTAAGGATGCCTTAATAATTCTTTAATATCATAACCTTTGTACATACGTCTTAATTCTAGTTCGATATAGTCCTTTGTAGCCTGTGTAGTGTCCTTTTGATTGTATACGTGTACTAATATGTTTAATAGCTTTCTTGGTGCGGTAAGTCCTGTTAATTCAATATTCATATTATCACCTACTATTATTATAACCTATCCAATACAATTCTTTTCCACACTCTTCTTATTTCTTGCATTGTTGAAGTATTAAATTCAACTTGTTGTTCATTTCCACAAACTATACATTTTTCTAAATTATAACCTATTAAGTCAGCTCTACCATTACATTCTTTACAACTCATTTACATTCTCACCCCTTGCCCTATACTCAAAAATATAAGCATATACTCATCATCAAACATGATTGCAATCGGGAACAAACTCGCTTTTATATACATGCTAATTTCCTCCTATCTATTTAATACCTTTAAGTTCTTTCCACTCCATGTAATTCATCTGTGGAATATAAAAAAGACACCCTTGTGAGCGTCTTAATTGATTCTAATTGCAACTTTTATATTTACATTTTTAGTTATGAATTTTATATAGCTTGAAATATCTAATCCCAGTTCAGCTGCATCTTCTTTTATCTTGGAGTATTCTTCATTTGTTAATCTTACGTTTAGAGTAGCCATTATTAAACACCAAATATTGAATTTTCTTCTACACATTCTGGTGCTTTTATTTCTATGTGTATTTTATCAAGTAGCATTGCTAATTCTTCTTTTTCTATTAACATTGCATCAAATGTTTCTTTATCCATTGTAGCCACTTCATTGTTAATATTTTCTCTTGCTTCATATAAATTGTTGTATATAACTCTCAATTCTGTTTTATTAAATTCCATTTTTAATATCCCCTCTCATGTAGGTTATTTCCTAACCTCTAAGTATATTGTACTGCTAATTGCATTACATGTCAAGAGTTATTTAAAATATATTTTATTTATTGTTTAATGCCTTTAAGTGCTTTCCACTCTGTATAATTCATTTGTTAATAGTTAAGATGTATTCTTTCAACTGTTCTTCTGTATTATTTCTAGTCCCATACGCATGATGGAAACTGCCTTTAACACATGGGTTGTGGCAATTATTGCATAATGTTATACCATTCTCTAAGTCAAGTCTTAATTCTTTATACTTTGAAAAGTTATATATGTGGTGTGCTTGTAAATTGCCACCTCTTTTGTCTCCACAACATTGACAAGTATAATTATCTCTTTTGAATATTTCTTTTCTCCATGATGTAACTTTATAATTTTGTCTTTCGTTGTTTGTTGTTGTTATCATTTTATCCCAGGTGCAAAATTTACAACCAATTCTTTCAGAAAGTTTATTATATGACCTATATTGTATACCTACTTTTTTATGGTTAGGACATATATAAGCCAAAGGTGTACTTGCGTTAATATAATTTTTATCTATAAGTATCAAGCCGGCTTTAGTAAAAGCACTCTTAACTGTCTTATAATCTAATTTTTGTTTTAAATGTGCTTTATGTGCAGAACATTTAGGGCATAAAAAATCTTTTTTTAAAGGCGCTTTACCCTCATAACCGCATTCATAACAAACAAAGTCTATTTCTGTATAACCTTTTTTAATAATTCTTTTTTTAAGCATCATCCTATTCTCATATAATCTGTTTGAAATTTCTTCATTAGTAATTCTCCTAGCAGATACTTTTCCTATATGGTAAGCCTTGAAAATTTTCCCCATTGCTTTTCTTCTCTTGGGATTGTTTTCCCATTGTGTTTTTATAGCTTCTCCGCCTTGTCTTATAGGCACGTTATAATAAGTTAAAAAGCTTTTAACACTTCTGTTATTTTTAGTTTCTAACAATTTCATTATTTCCCTAAATGATAATCTTTCGTTTACATATTTTTCAGTAATCCATTTTCCCATGTCTGCTATATTAAACTTTGTTTCATATTTTTTTATAGTTTCTATTGTCATAAAATTACCTTTACATTTATGAGAACAAAAATGGTTTTTATATTCTTTTAGCTTCGAATTAGAAATTTTAATCTCTTTTTTACAATAATCACATTCTGTAAACGGCATAATATCAACTCCCTACCTATATTATACCACATCTACAATTGATACTAAACAATATTTTTAAATTTTTTCCATTCCGGGTAAGTTGTGGATGGTATTAATATCGTTTTGCCTTGCTCGTCTCTAGTTGCCCTTAGTTTTGGTGAAAGTCCATCTATTTCATAATACATTGAACAGCGACAATTCACGTCATCCGAAGCATTTGATAGGCTCCCGGGCGCTAACCCATAACCACCTATGTCGGATTTGAAATTCTCATTAACTCCAATCTTTTTACCATCTAAACTCTGATGTGAATTTCTAGTCTTACTGTCAAGTGTAGCATCCCACACCTTAAGCATTACTATTCCCATTGCATCCGCTTTTATCCCAGCTTCTAGTCTACCTTGATTTAATACTCTGTGCGTTTCTGTTTGCGCAACTCTAATTGCCTTACTTGCATCACCATCAAGCTTACTTTTAATTCTCTTTGCTATCTTGCCATAACCCTCACCCCTAATAAGCCCTTGTGTGACCTCTGACTTGATATTGATTATAATGTCACCTCTATGCTTTTCTAATCGTTCTGATAGAGTCAAGCCCGATATAGGGTTTTCAATTGAAGCGGTTATTGTGTCCATATTAATCATAGCAAACTTTAAATTAATCATTGCTTCTGTTTCTATAGCATACCCAGCTCCTAGATAGGCTTCATTGTATACATTGTGCAATAAGCCTTTAATACCTTTACCATTACTTTTATAAACCTTGTCTAGTTTCTTACTTAGTTCATCATTCAAAGCCTTTAGGCGGTTATATTTAGCCATTTCGCTATATGATAAAGTTCCATCCTTAGAATACTTTTCATAATACATTGCTAACGAACTTCGCATTTCTTTTAAGGCTTTTGAGAACTCTTTTATAATTTCTTTCTGTGTGTTTTTGCTCATTTTTTCGATTGCTATATCTGTTGCGGATAACTTGCTATTGAGTGACATTTGTATCAACTACTTTATCTAAGTTAACTGTATCATCCTTTTGTTCCTCTGCTATTGTGTCCATCTCATATTGTATATCTTCGACGAATGGTAACTGTGCAAGTAGTGTCCTGTCAGATACAATACCTTTGAACTTAGTTGCTACATCACCCAAATAAGAGAGGTCTACTGGTATACTTCTTTTAAATGTGAAAAATAGATCCAAATAATTCAGCGGAACTCCTTTAGTATTCCAAGCACTACAAATAACTTTAAACATTTCTCTTAATCCAGTACCAAACTTTCTTTCTTTTGTAATTGCTTTAAATTCTAATACTAATAGTTTCCACTTTCTACTCTCACCACTCATAGTAGCACCGGAGAATGTTTCGTCTGACATATCAACACTTGAACTAAATTTATATATGTTTTCGTTTAAAGTTCTTTTATGATCCTCTAAAAATGTATTGTTAATGTTTTTAGTGATAAACCCGGCATCCGCATTTTCCGGCAAACTAAAGGCTCCTGTGTTTTGTGCTTGTAGTTTAGTTTCTGCATCTATTTCACACCCTATAAACTTCATATACGCTAATCTAAATTCTTCTAATTCATTTTGACTATCAGAAACTATCCTATCATAGCTATCAATTAAGTTTTCTACCTTGTCACAATCGCCCTGTTCTTCACTGTTATTTAAAAACTCTATAATGGGCATATAAGCAAATTGGTGTGCTTTTTCTTCTACAACAACAAAGTCTGATTCTCCATTGTTAGAATAAGTAACAAATTTAGTACTATCATAGAACTCTACATTTGTAACCTCTTTACCCTCGACATTAAATGTATTGTAAATATAAAATGCGTATTCTATATCGTTCTTATTATTTTTAAGTGCGATAACATCCCAAGGATTAATATTAATAACCTTTTCAAATCCCTCTAAGTCGATATAACACAGCCTGTAAGCTTTCCCACATATGGCTTGAAGCTTTCCTGTCTCACTGTCTAAATCAGCAAGGTTATTCATTACATTAAATTCGCTTAACTTTAAATTAAGTGTTTCAAAGGTACTATCATTATATAGTGCTTTGTCTATTTGATAACTAATAGGCTTACCGAATACATAACCCATTGATTGCAAAACAATAGTTCCTCTATAATCATCATTTATTTTATTATTAACTTTTGTAGCATCATCGAACTTTCTATCCTGGATAAGAAGTTCCTCTGCTTTGAATTGACTATATTTCTTTTTTAAATTAGCACTAACAAATGCAAAATCTTCTAATAACTCTTTTAACATTTCAGAGTTCATTGGTAAACCCGATTTTAATTGTGCTAATATTTTGCTTTGTATATCTGTCACTTAATCACCCCTTTTGCTTTGCATATATTAATTACTCATTAAAAATCCTTCATCTTTGAAAGCATCTGCTACAAGTTCATAATAAGAATCAACTTTCATTTTAGGTCCTTTTAAAATTCTTTTTAAACTTTCCTCATTTTCAGCAACTACTATATGTCTTTCGTTCTTTTCCATAACAAAATAATATTTCATTTTAACACCCCTCTGTTGTATTTTATTAATAGTTTCCCATATTGCTAAATTATCTACATCTTTGTTAGCTTCTAAATCTTTTATTCTATCTTCTAATAAACTAATTCTTTCTATTTGTATAGTGATTACTTCTGATAATGTTCTTTTTCTAATTGGTACATCCATAATTAACACCCCTTTTATCATTTCTAATTGAGAATATCACCCTATAAACTACATATATGCAATTAAATTCTTACCCAAGGATGGTAGAACCTCACTAAACCCTTTAAAATAGCCATTCTATATTTTATAAAAACGTCGTGAAATAGGTTATTTCACGTCGTTATGCAAAACGTACAGTTTCAACCCGTATGTTTTTATATTAAATTATCGCATTTACATATCCCAAGCACTAGCTAGTAGCTTTTCTAACTGCGACAATTCTCTCATTCGCTATATTAAAATAGCCTGTATCAAGTTCAAACCCTATAAATCTACGGTTTGTATTAATGCAAGCTATCATTGTACTGGCTGAACCACAACAATTATCTAAAATCGTTTCATTTTCTTCACTATACGTTTTTATTAAATATTCTAATAGTGGTACTGGTTTTTCAGTTGGATGCATTGGCTTCCTAACTACTCCAAATTCCAAAATATCTCTTGGGTAATTCTCGTATTTTTGAACAGAATTCTTTGTAGCAATACCGTAATTTGTTCCACCGGCGCCTCTATCCTTTTTGCCTCTACTACCTTTGTTAATAGTAGGTACAGCCTTTTCAATTAATCCTTGAGGATTATATATAGGTATTTTTTTATAAAAAATCAATATGTTTTCATGTGCCTTTAAAGGCATTTTCTTTGAGTTTAAAAATCCTGTTGATTTATTTTTCTTCCATATCCACTCATATTTTAACTGTTTTAAATTACTATTTCCAAGTGTTTTATCGAAAGGAGTTTGAGCAAATAAAGCAATACAACCATTTTCTTTTATTATTCTTTCGTATTGTTTCCATAAAAGAGGTAAATTAATAACGGAATCCCATTTATTTTGAGTAGTTCCATAAGGTAAATCACATAATATCATATCAATAGATTTATCAGCAATATCTTTCATACCCTCTAAACAATCCATATTATATATCTTATCAAGTTCCAATTAATCACCTCATTTTAATATAATGACTTGGCAGCTTTTACTTTAGTGGACTTGTTAACATCTTCAAGCGCATATCTTAAAGCATCTAAAATATGATTCTCTCTATCCACCGGAATAGGTAATACATTTCCGTTTTTATCTTCTTTCCATTTATATTTACTAAATTCTGATTTTGTATTAACACACCTAGGATGTATTATTATTTCTAATCCTTGTAAAAACTTAATACCATATTCAATACTTCCAGGACCTTTCTTTGCACTTGCTGCATTAACTCTTAAACGTCTAAAGTCAGCCACGGATTTTGGCTCTGATCCATCACATACAACTCTTTCTTTACCTATTATATCTAATACTAGCGGTGCTGATTCTTCATTCAATAACCCTTGCACTTCTAATTCATGGCATATATAAAGCCTTTTCCTAGTTTTATCATAATGACTTCTTATAAATGCAAACGGATCATCACTAAAACCCCAGTCAATTCCATTGTAGTAATTATCAAATGTACTTTCTAACTCTGTAAAATCTTCTACTTTCCAATTCTTGAATATTACTGCTCCTAATACACCCCAGTTTCCAAGCGTATATACGGAATAGTAATATAAGTCGCTCTCATTCTCTAGTGCGCTTATATCGTCTTTAGTGAGGAATGAGTTATCTTTGTATATGGTTTTCAGTATACTTGTATCATTCTTTTCTACATACTTCTTATCATCCTCCCATATATCAAAGTAATTAGTATATATCCAGTGATCCTTAAGTATAGGATTGAAACTTAATGTCATTCTCTTTTTAAATTTACTACGACCTCTAAGCCTTTTATCTAATTGTTTAACATCTTTGTATAAACACTCAGTGCTTTCCTCGATCCAAATATCTGTCAAAACTCCATCTATAGGAGTGATACTTTTAATTTTTTCTACATCATCTAAACCTGCGAATAGTATTTGTTTATTATTTAAAGTACAAGTAATAATAAGATCTGTTTTATTAATAGTAAAATACCCACCTAATTTAAAACTACTTATAGCTTTTGTTATTTCATTTAGACATGAGCGTTTTATAGTAGCTTGAACATTTCTAACTACTAAGTAATTACGTCCATTGATAACGTCTAATATAGTTCTTTGTGCTAGACTATAAGACTTACCGCTACTCGACCCGCCATAATATATCTGATAACGGTTTTGATTCTTTAGCTGATACTTTAAATAAATTTTATTGAATACTTTTGCGTTTATGTCTAAGTTAATCAAGTTCCTCACCATCTATTTTAATAACTACATTATTGTCTAAGGCTCCACTCATTTCGATATCTCGTTTATCTCTCCACTCTTTAGGTTTACGATTCTTTAACCAAAATATTTGAGCGGTAGTATCGGGAACATAATGCTTTGTGACCCTCTTAGTGACTTCTAAGGCAGTTTCTTTTGTTTCAGTATTATATACTGGTTCTTTTGTTACTTCTTCATAGTCATAACCCATAGCACGCTTTAATAGCTTTTGTTCTACTTCGTAGTCTATTACTTCTTTACCGCGTTTTAGGGCTTCTCTTAAATCCTCATGTTCTACTTTATATCTTGAAAATGTTGACATTACTACATTTAATTTCTTTGCTATTTCAATTTCGATTAGCCCATCCTTACACCAATTCTCTATAAGAGGTAACTTTTCTTTTACTGATTCCCATTTACTTTTACCCAATGAACTAACCCTCCTTTTATTTGTTCCTTAAATCATCTAATACCTCTGTTCTATCTTCATAAGTAGTTGTTGAAGTTTTTAATTGATTCAAGGCTTCATTAATATTTTCTAATACTTTTATTCTATCTGCTAACATATTCATACCAATTGTTAGTGTTCTAATTATTCTTTTTGTTTCACCATCCATATTAACAGCCCCTTATTTCTTTTTAAAAATTATTTTAAGTGAATGAACTTCTAAATTAAAATTAAACTTACCTACTTTTATATTAATTGTTATGCCCTTCCATATCATAATAAGTAATATCGAATATAGTATAATTTTTATAATGTTTACCACCTCTATCTAATTTATAAATAACAATGTAAATACTAATGCTAAACTTAATAATGCATTAATAGCTGGTAATATCATATCTTTGTTCCTTTGAAATATATTCATTCCAACCACTCCTTATGTACTGTAATAGGTAAAACCATCTATAGCATTACTCTTGTCCTTTAGTTTGCTATTATTCGTTTACTTAAGTGAGATTCCTTATACTCGCCTATTACAATTATGTATATAAAAAAGAAGCCCTATTTATTAAGGCTTCTATATCTATCTTCTATTAACTGAATTAACTCTTTTGTTATACTCCTATTATCTTCTTTAGCTATTGCTTGGAGTTTATCTTTAAGCTCCTCTGTACATCTTATATTTAAGGTAGCCATTATTCTATCCCAAATATTGATGTTTCTTCTTTGTCTATTGGATATCTTTCATTTACTATATTGACTAACTTTACCGATAATTTAATTAATTTAATTGCATTTTCCATTTCTTCACTATTTTCTTCTGCTTTAATGTCTCTCGCTATAGCTGATGCGTCCAACACTGTGCTTACTAGTAATCTCATTTCTTTTTCATTTAAATTTGTCATTTTAATTCCCCCTCATGGCTACTGTTTGCAACCTATAAACATATTGTAATGCATAACACATTACATGTCAAGCGTTTTTATAAATATGTTTTGAATAAAAAAAGTACCTACATTGTAAGCACTTTAATATGGAAATATGTCAGATATAAAGGGATATATCTTGTTAATCTTTAGTAGGTACATCAATTATTAATCATTAGTGATATGTTTTTGAAACTCTTTACACTAGTATTATAACATGGTTTGTATTGTAATAAACTCACATAAAACTCACACCTTTTATTACGTCGCTATTTTATCTTTGCTAATATTTTTTTAATTGATTCTTCTTTTTCCTTATTTCTCTTATGATAAGTCCAACCATCACTGGTAATGCCTATTTCAAGTGTATATATTTTTGCTTTTTTCAACGTTCTCGAAAGATACCAAATTGCCAATTTTTCAAACATTTAAATTTTCTCCTTTCGCATTATAATCAGATAACGCAACCTATACCTCTTTTTTATTAATTTTAGCACTTATATTTTGTATGTACCCTAGTGTGTGGTTTAATTGTGTTGCTATTTCTTGAAGTGATTTCCCTTTTGCTCTAAGATAAGCCACCTTATACTCTAAATCATCAAATATCTTTAGTTTATCATCAATCAATTTTTCTTCATTCATCATACCCTCTAGTATTGTATTATCTATTAGCATCATGTTTTCAAGTCTAGTCATAGCTTCTTCAAGTCTACCGTATTCAACTGAACATCCTCCTGGTGGCATATCTGTATAAACCATTGCACGAAGTTCTTTAACAGGAGATACAAACGCATTCATTAAGGTAGTGAGCTGTTCTTTCTGTTCATCATGACATTTTAATCTAGTCTTTAGAGCATCTATTTCAAGTATTAATGTCTTATAATTATCTATAGAATACATTTTATCCCCCTATCTAAATGTTATTACTAAATTCTCAACATAATCTTCTAATCCACATTCCGAACAAACTAATTGCGTTTCTTTGTAATCTTCATGGAGCAGATAACTTTGACCTTCTATTTTTATATTTGTAACTTCTGTTTTTTTAAAGTTTGTAGAACCACATTTAAAGCAACTTAGTATTAATTCCATTTTATCCCCCATTTTTAATCTTTTTACGTAACTTACATTTAGCTACTGCATAACTAAAAAACTCATTATCCTTTTTCTTTAGTTCCTCGCGGTGTTTCTGTTCAATTTCTTCCGCCATTATTAAAGCTAGTTCTTTCCAATCTTTCTTTTCTATTGCTTCATCTGCGGTCATACTTACCACTCCTTATTAATAAACAAGTCATAATGCTACCGATTGTTAGTACAAAAATAGTTAATACCATCTTCATAGTTTTATAACTTTACTAAACTCTTTTCTAGCCTTCGTGTCCATATTCTCTAGTAATATACCGCAATCTTTGAAACTCATGTCTGTTGCCCTTGTAAGGCTCATTTGTGTTAGTAATCTTTTAATAATGTTCATTGTTTACCCCCCTATTTATTGCGTACTGTTTTTGAAGTATGCAATTAACTTGTTAATTTTAATGTTTTGTCATACCACTTTTTATCCATATCATTTACTATAAATTTTCTATTAGTATTTTTACAAGCTATTGCAGTAGTTCCTCCACCAACAACACCATCAAATACAATATCACCCTCATTTGTATAGGTTTTAATTAAATATTCAAATATTGAAATAGGTTTAGCATTTACGTGACCACCATGGATACACCCATGTTTAAAATAATGTCTTTCTGCTTTCTGTCTTTCTACACCTTTTTTATCTGTATATTTCTCATTTTGATTATTGAAAATCCAGTTACTACCTTTCCTGTTCCAAATAAAAAATTCATAAGGTTGCAATGCCATTCGTTGCATATTAAATACAGAAGGATTAGCTTTCTCCCATATTCCTATTCGTCTACCTCCGTAATCTTTGCCTTTTATAAATGTTTTATATATATTTTCTATATTATTAAGTTGTTGCCATGCACTCCAAACAATAATACTTCTACTAGGTTTTAGTATCCTATAACATTCCTTAATATAAGTATCTACATCAAATTCTTTATCCCACTCGCCAAAATCCATACAACAATAATCACTTTTCCCATCTTTTGCTTGATGTTCCATTATGTTTTTAAAGTTTTGTTTTTTACTTATTAAATATGGTATATCTGTTAAAACAAAATCTACTGAATTGCTTTCAATTTTTTTAAATAAATCAAATACATTTTCATTGTAAACCATATTGGTTTCAATCATTTTTAATCACCCAATACTTAGGTTTCCATATATATATTTTACCTAAATTAAATTTTGTATTAGTTATATTCCATATCCATTTTTTACAATTTATAATGCCTATAATTTTAATTAATCTCATAAATATTCTCCTCTCATTACTTCGTCCTTTTCTCATATTACGTAATCATTTAGTTCCCCATGCTGAACTCATTTGTTCTAATTCTCTTTTTGTGATAGTCTCTATATCTAAGTCTTTGGCTTCTTGTACTACTCCGTTTATTAAAGCTGACATTTCTAAATTTGAGTATGTACTACTACCAAAGAAACATTGAATTTGTACTCCTGTCTTTCCATTTATAGTAACCTCACCTAATTCTCTGACAGTTCGCCATTGTTCTATAACCCTTTGTACTACATTCTCTTTAACTATGATGTGAGTAAATACTCCATAACGGTCAAGCACTTGCAGATATAATTCGTCTTTAGTTGTTCTTAATGCTACCGACATTTTGTTGAGCAGTACCCATAAATACGCATTACTATCAAGCGACCTTTTAACTCTATACTGTTTAATATCTACAACTAACATTTTACCTTTTGATATTATTTCTTTTAACTCATCTATATTTATATTACCTTTTGCTTTTAAGACTATTTCAGCTTCTTTATTTTCGTCATATTGGATTCTTATATTATTAGCTAATATTTTCATAATATAGGCTCATAATCTTTATATAATTTCATCCAATCGTTTATTGTCATAGTAACGAGCCATTCCGATCTATCTTTCCTGTGAAATACTGTAGGCAACTCTGTTTCTTTTACATCTGCTTTAGCTTGGCTTATTGCATCATATATATTTAGCTTTTCTACTCTTTTACATTCAATGTGTATACCATCTAATCCAACCACATCAGCATCACCATTAGCACCACAGTATTGTTGTCCTCTCCTAGTTTTGAACCCATATTCTTTTAACTTGCTTGATAATTCCCTTTCACCTCTAGCACCTTTAGCTTTACTATTAACTTTCAATACATCCGCCCCCCTAAACATCTTCTAATGAGTTGCTCCGAACTATAGCCTAATACATAGTTTGATAATTTCTTTAGTATCAAGTCCATATCTTTATCAGTACACTGTAGATTAGTCTGTATTTCCTCTCTACTATAAAATTTATTTATAAAAATAGTCTGTAGTCTAGTTTGTAGTTGTTGTTTCAGTTTTATATCTAGTTTCTTGTTACTGTGTACTCCATGCGTTCCCCTGTGGCAATCCATACAAAGAGGTACTAGATTAAGTTTAATTGTTTTCATATGCCTAGCTTGGCTTCTAAGAATTACATGATGCCATTCAACATATCCACTCTTTCCGCAATTGATACATTCACCGCCACACATTAGTAGCCTTCTTTTTGTCTGATATGATTAACTAAATTCTTTTTAACATAAGCCTGTTCTATTTCCTCTACTGTGAATTTCATTGTATTTCCTATGCTAAAGACAAAATGTAGTATGTCAGCATATTCATCAAGTAGACGTTCTTTTGATTCACTCGGCTTATCTGACCAGTATTTGAAGCACCTTGAAGCATTTGCGAACTCTCCAACCTCTGCGAATAATGCTAATATCCTATCATTTAAAAACATTATGTCGTTATGCCTATTTTTATCGTTTGGATTGACTACAATCTTTTCTACAATAACTTTATCTAGTTTATCTTGTAATTTATAAAACTCTTTTAATTCCATGTTATCCCCCTTAAATTTCATTACCCCAATTATCCATAAATTTTGCTATCATTCTTAATTCTTCTGCTGTTGAATCTTGTTTGTGTTTATTACATCGCCAACATAAAATAGCAACGTTGTTTTTTTCATACCCCTTATTAGAATCAACTCTATCCATAGAGGGAGAATTATCATTAAATTTGTTATCTTCTTTAAATCCAATATCCAATTGTTTGTCACAACACTCACATTTAGGATTTTCTGATAATCTGTTCATTAAATATTTAACTGTAAAAAAATCATTATCAAATTTAATGTTCTTTAATCTTGACCTTTCTACCATACCTTGTCTTAACAACTGGCATCTTACCCTTAATGGTTGTAATTGTTTCCTTTTATTTTCTCTTTTCTTAACTTCTAGACCTTCTGTTTCTGCATAACGTATTCTTCTTTTTGTAGCCAATCTTTTACTGTTTTTTGTTTTCCAATCTTTTGAATATTTATTTTGACAACTTTTGCAAATCCCTGCGAATCCATCTTTGCAATGTATATTTTTAATAAATTCATCTAATTGCCTGTATTCACTACATTTATTACATTTTTTCATAATATTCACACCTCATTTCTATATAATAATCAAAGTATGCTATAAACTATTTTGCTGTGTAATTAATTTAATACTTTTATTAATGTCTTTACCATCTAAATCAAATCCTAATGAATCCCAACCTTCAAATTTTTCTCTAGCAAATAATTCTATTTTTCCGTTTGCATTAGCGCTGACTTTTTCTATCATTGTTCTCATTTCAATAGGTTTCTGACTATGTTCCCTTCTAGGAGAAATCACAATTGTGTTGCCTTGCTGCCTTTTACCATCTTTGCTTGCATAAGGTATCATTCCTTTTCTGCCAAATAGACACACTTCGTCTTGCCCTCTAAAGTATTGTCCTAGTCCTGCATTGTCAAGTTTTAAAACCCCATCTTGCAAAATTTTTCCTTTTACCCATGTAATCTTAGTTATATACTTAAACCCCCATGCCTTCATAACTAACAACCCATCTTCTAAAAAATTATTAGTAACCCATAGGTATATATGGCAATTGTCATCTGTTATTTTTGCAACTGGTAAGTTAGCAATATCTTTAGTTTTCATTAAAGGATAATGCCTATCTGCCCCTCTTTTTATTTTTCCACCACCTGATTCATTCCAAGGTGGATCTGCATATATTATTTGATATTTTTTATTAGGAAATTTCATTGTTATCCCCCTCCTGTGTATAAAACTGTGCATAACTTAACTTTCCGTTAAACTCTAGTCCGAAAAAACAACCTCTGAACTTCTTAAATCTGTAATACAACATTCACATAGTGCATTGCCTTTATAGTTTGTCATATCCTCTTGAACATCTCCGCATAATGTACATCCACGCTTGTACTTCTTTAAGATAATAGTATCTTTGTCTGTGTATATTTCCATTGGTGTTCCGCTTGGTAAGTCTAATTTATTTCTTAATTCTGCTGCAATTACAATTCTTCCTAATACATCAATTTTTCTAACAATTCCAGTATCACGCATTATTAATTCCCCCTTATTATGTATAAATATAAGTAACAAGATTTATATTTCTTATTACTTATATTATACCATAATTTAACGTTTAGTTAAAGACTTTCTTAAAATGTTATTTTCTACTAGAACGGAATATCATCCTCTGAAACTTCTGCAGACTCATTATTAGAATATTCTTCGTTTACGTGTTCACTTGTGGAAATACTTTCACCTTTCTTTTCTAAGAAATTAACTTCATCAGCAATCACTTCCGTTACATATCTTCTTGTACCGTCCTTAGCTTCATAATTCCTTGTGTTTATACTTCCAGCTAAACTAACTAACTTGCCTTTAGTCATAAAATTAGCCACATTTTCTGCTAACTTATTAAAACAAACTATTTGTATAAAATCTGCATCCGGCTGACCTTCTTTTTTAAATCTTTTATTTACTACTAAAGTGAAATTGCAAATTCCTACTCCCGTTCCTTGCGCAAATTTAAGTACTGGATCGGCGGTTAATCTCCCAACTAAAACTGTTTTATTAATGATAATTACCCTCTTTCTTTTTTTATTTGTTGTTGCGTGTTGTTTTTGAAGTGTGAACTAATTTATTTTGGTATTTCTGATCCAACATCTTCAATGTTAGCAAATTCTATTCGTCGTTTTTGTGCTTCTACATCCTTATAACCTTCGATTAGAGCCAATTCTATATCTTTTGGAATTTTATTCTCCGTCATCTTAATTCCTCCTTTCAATGTCGTATTATAATCACACATATTGCCTACAGTTTTTGTATTGTGACAGATTATAATGTATTAAAATACTCTTGTTCTTTATAAAATTCATAAATACCAATTATATCGTTTTCGTTTTTTAATATTTCTACCTGTGATTTATCCATAGCAAATTTTACAACTTTATTGTTTTCATATCCAGTAAACTCAACGCTCCCATCTTTATTATAAGTAGTACCATTTAATTTTATTTCACCCTCAACTTGCATAAACGTTCTTATCAAATCAACTTTATATTCAATTAACATTTTGTTTCCTCCTATCAATTTTTAGTTCATACTTTTCTCATAGTAACTATTTTTGTATGATGCAACTAGACTATTTGTATAATTCAATATTGCTTATTTGATGTGTTGCCCCTTCATATCTTTTATCTTTCATTTCCTTTTGTATATAATCCCATGCTTTATCCTCTGTTTCACATACTACACAATTAATATCTTTGTTTTCAGCAAAACAATGTAATGTTACTAATACCATCGATATTACCTCCTTATATTTTAATTAAAGTACCTCTGTTAATACCCTAAACTCTTTTAACATTTGTCCCTCAAATATACATTCAACTGGTATATTTAAAAGCTTATCTATCGTTTCTACCTTTGCATCTTCTAATAGCTTTTGCACACCAGTTGCCATTCTAACTAAGCCTTCTGTTGTTCCCTCTGCACCTTTGTAGTTAGGATTGTAATAGTAATTCGTTCCAACTCCCCAACCCTCTCCACCTAATTCAAGGGTTAATCCAAACATATATTCTCTAAACCCAAATTTTACACTTTTAATTTTTGCTAATTTCTTTTCCATAATTTCCTCCTTAATTTTAGTTGCACACTTTACTCATATAGTGCCGCTACTCAAATATAATAATGCAGATCGGCAACACTAAAAACATAATTATAAATATTACATACATTCCTTTATCGCAATCCCTATCCATTATTTTCATTTTCTATTTCAATAATAGTCATTAGCGAATAGTTTGCTAAGTCTCTTAATGTATCAACTATACTTTCGTCACTTACCATTGCTGATTCTTTTATAAGCGTTTTAAATCTATTAAGCTTATCGTCTAGCCTTATTGCAGCCATTATAACACCGTAGTCTTTATAGGATTTTCCGAAACTATCACCGTAATCATGATTTTTAGATACATATAATTCTTTTAATTCATCACATAATTTTTCATGTTCTTTTATTTTGTTCATTTTAAAACCTCCATATATTTTATTTGCTAATATGCAACATTAAACTTTTCAATTTGCCCGCTCCTTTTTATTTTTAAAATACTACTATTATAAACTTGTTGCGCTCTTTGCTTTGTAAAATTACTACTTATTGCAATTTCTTCATAAGTTGCGCCATTCATTTTACTCATAAGCACCTTATATTCTCTTTCTTTTAATATCTTTTTTATAAATATAAGCATTTCTTTATTACAAATATCATTTACGAGGTTTTCTGTTGCGTCTGTATCATCCCTAATCCTGTTTATCATATCTTCGCCTGTGCCATTTTCATTTAAATTCACATCCAAACTACATACACTGAGCATAGTTTTTTTAAATGTCTTAATCTGTTTTTCAGTTTTTCCCGTATGCTCCGCTAATTCTTCAATCGTTGCAACCCTTTCTAGGTCTTGTTCTAGCGCCTTATTTTCTCTTAATATATTGTAATTCTCTCTAAATGCATGGACAGGAACTCTTATTGCCCTACTGTAATTTTGTATATATCGCACCATATATTCCATTATAAATTTATAAGAGTAAGTACCTAATTTAACTTTTTTAGTTTTATCAAATAATTGAACCGCCCTCATTAATCCCATATATCCCACTTGCATAAGATCATCCACTTCAACCGTTTCGGATGTTAGTTTAATTGCTATTGTTTTAACTAGTCCTACGTTAGCTTCTAAAATATCATTCATAGCAATTTTACAACCGCCCTGTGCCTTACTGATTAACTCTCTTTCCTTTTCTATAGTTAACAACTCTGCCATCTTATCCCCCTATTTACAATACTTTGACCAATTATATAAACCTCTTAATGTAGCAGTTACACTATGTTTTTTACAATATCCCATATATCTTTGTAAGCTTCTTGTACTCATATTAACCTCCATATGTGTTATAATATGAAGTAAGCAACTGATCTCACAAAAGTTGGTTGCCTACTTTAATTTTGCTTAATGCCCTTTTAATTAAGGGTATTTTTTATTTAAAGTTTTCTTGTACCTTATCTTCTAAATCTTCTATTAACTCATTTGCAGTGACTAAATCAGATTCTAACCCTAAACAAATATCCTCTAATTCTGTGTAAGTAGTTTCATGCAATCTTAAATCCAATTCATTAAATAACTTCTCCGCCTGTTCTTTTGACATAAATGTTCTTAATTCTTCACCTATATAAAGAACTTTGCTCCCGTCTTTTAATTCTTCTAATTCAAATTCATCCTCTAATTCCACAAATACTTGTATCATATTGCTCATTACATTTCCCCCTTATTAGTTGCTTCATATTTGTAATTATTATCTTTTAAAAACTGGCTCAATGCTTTTACTTCTTTAATGGTTGCATTTACTACTTTCATATCTATAAAATATAGTTTTTCTGTAGGCTCTAAATCTATATCCCTTGCCATAGTTCTCAATTTTGCTTCTTGTTCAAGTTTTTCAGTTACTTTGTTTCTTTTAGCATCTTCTATGCCTTTTAATCTAAGTTCCTCTTTAGCTATTTCAGATATTCTTGCATTTTCCTCAACTCTTGCCTGTTCAGTTGCTGCCCTTGTTGCCATTGCTATTCTTTCTAACACTTCTTTTTCTGCTGCTGCTTTTCTATCTTTTATGGCTTTTAACTCGTTAGCTTTTATTCTCTCTGCTCTTGCGTTTATATTCGCTATTACATTTATAACTGGACTAAGTTCGATTTCTGTTTTAAAATCTTCAAGTAATATTTTTGCATCTATGCCTTTGTTAACTGTCTCAATAGTGTTTTTTATAATCTGTAAATTTTCTGCTTCTTGATTCTGTTCTTGTTGTAGTAGCAAGGCTCTTTTTTCTATATCCTCTTTAATCTTTTTAACGCTCATATTAACATTTGTATATTCGCTTGATACAATTAGTTGACTACCATACTTATTGTTTAACAGGAGGTCTGTGGTGAGTTTATTAATGTGTTCCTGTGCTATTTCTCTTTTAACTTCTCTCGCTTTATCGTCAAATACTAAAATTGATTCTTTGATGGGATTTTCTACGTCTACTACTAAACCTATTAATGTTTTACATTGGTTTTCAAAGTTTGTAACTGGGATAAGCATTTCTTTTTTAATAGTCTTTCTATAGGTGTCTAGGTCACTTTTAGTTTTAGAAAGTTCCTTTTGCATTATCTTACAATCTTTTAAATTCTCATCTGTAACAACTAAATTTCTGTACTTTTCTGATCCGCTTATTAATGAAGCTTTTACCTCATCAAAATTTATTTGTACTACAGGAAGTTGCTTTTCTAGTTTAATATCAATCATTTATATTACCCCCTCTAAAGCATTTTCTTTATGATTCGGTTTAGTATTTAATTTCTTTGTTGCCGTATTCCAACTTTCAAAATTCATTTGTTCAAACTTTGTGATATTGTAAGCTGCGCATATAGCCGATTCTTTTATGCCTTTTTTAATTGCTAGTGTTTTAATAGATTCAACTTTATTTTTATCTATTAATGTAATTGTAGGTTTTTTTTCTTCTTTCTTATCTGTTTTGTTCCCTGTTGCGTGGTTTCCATCGTCGTCTTCTTCACCAGCTAAACCCAACATTGCACTTAGTTGATACCTACGAGCATATGTTATAGCACTTCCAGCTCCCTGTGCGGTTACTTTATCAGCCTTTAATGTTAATACATCTGATTCAATCCATTCTCCCTCACACATCAATATAGTTACACATGATACTGATTCACCATTGCCACTCGGTATCTGTATATATGAAAGACCATATTTCCCTAGTGATTCTTTAGCGGTGTTTATTACTACATCTAACGGAGCGTACTTACTTTTAAAAAATGGATTACTAGCACTGTTTGGTGGATTTTTCACTTCTGATTGAAATTTGCTTAATGCCATTGATAACTTTGTTATACTTTCAGATTTATTCATTTATTAATTTTCCCCCTCTATATACTATTAATATTTATATTTAGTACCCTAGCTAGTTGTTTCGCTTGAAGTAAACTTATATTTCTGCCATTCTCAATTTTTGAATACTCTTGGGTAGATATATTTAAGTAAGTTGCAACGTCCTTTTGAAATAATTCTTTTTTTACCCTTGCGAGTTTTAATTCCATTCTTTTCATTTTGTACACCTCTTTCCTTTTCTTGGATTAATTTACTATATGTTCTGTAATTTCATTATGTGCTTAAAAGTTAAACAAGTCAAGTAAAATTTATCAGAAAGTTAAAATCTTTTTTCTTAGTAGCGAATTTCGTTCGCCTTACGCAAACGCACTGTTAAAGTTTAATGAACCTCTCTAAAAAGTGTATCAAATTTTTAACACTCGGATATAATATTAGTAGATTGAAATTTGTGGGGGGTATTAATATGGAAAAAGATATAAAAAGTGATGCTGAATTATTGAAAGTGTTTTCAGAAAGAATAAGAATGCTAAGAAAAGAGAAAGGACTTACACTAAAAGAATTAGAAAAGATTCTCTTAGAGAGATATGAGTTAAAGCAAAGTTATGGAAACTTAGCAAATTATGAGCGTGGGTATAGATCGCCCTATATATTTGTTTTAAATGCTTTCAGTGATTTTTATAATGTAAGTGTTGACTGGTTGTTAGGAAGAACAGACGAAAGAACAGCTAAAGTTTTACAAACTACAATATTTGATGAAGAAAATAATCCTCACGAAGTTAAAATAGCGGTGGATAAAGATTCCAAACTAGCAGATATGCCATTAAAGGATGTTATGAAATTGGTTAAAGAACTCCAAGAACTGGGAATAGACTTTAATACAATTAAAAAACCTGTCGAATAACCGCATTAATTTGTGGTTATTTTCTTTATAAATCTTACCTTTATTACCCTTTATAAGTGCTATAATATAATTAGATAGTAATTTATGAGGGGGATACAAATAATGGCTAACAACATAATAACTAAAGAGGATATAAAAGATATTATTTATGTAGAAATAGACAATGTAAAGGTTTATGTTAGATAATACATAAAAGCACTTACAATTAAATTTGCAAGTGCTTTTATTTATTGCGTTATATTTTTGTATGATGTAACTAAATTAAATTTTTTGAATCAATTATTTTTGTAGTGTGCGGATTAAATTTGTCTAGTGCATATTGTAATCCAAAATGTTTTATAGCCATAGAATATTTGTCGATATAAAAATAGCATTCATTTGATTCGCATTTACAAGAAGTTTGCATTGTAGTTGCTTTGTTTCTCCAATTAGAACACTCTTTATTAACCCATTCACAGTTATTCTTTTCAAACAATGTCAAAATCCTATCTACTTCTTCTTTGTTTTTGCAATATACAATATGTCCTTCATTTATAAATTCTAAAATATTAATATCATTCACCCCCCCCTTAAATTTTGTATCGCCATATAATCATATTACACATTATCTATATATCCAACTTGTTTTTATCCCTCTATTAATTCATACTCGCTAATTTCTTGATATGTTAATTTTCTATCATAATCAACATATCCCCAGGCACCGCAACCTATTAAATCTATAAATGTTTTAATTCCATAATCATGTGTATTGATAGTTTTCTTAGGCTGACAAAATGGTCCTGGACCTCTCTGTGTTAAATAGTATCTATAATTCATTTAATACCCTCCCTACTCTAAATATTCTGAATAATCCTCATATACAATTTCTTTTTCTAGTTTTCTACCGCATATAGGGCAATAATTTATTTTCATAATAGCGTTACCATCCGCTACCCCACTAATCCAATATTCTCCACAAATAAGTTCAATATATAAATTAACCCAATCACCAACGCTTATTAGCTTTTCTTCTCCCTCTTTTACGTTACATATACAACCATTCATTCTTATACCCTCCCTATACTACCTATTAACTTTTAAAGTGTCTGTGTGTTGCTATGTGGCTTGTGTGTTATGGTTTAATTTCTCTAATAACTTCATTTTTGATTTTATTATATATTCAGTACTTTCTGAGTCATATTCTAAATATTGTAAATGCCTCAAATATCTTTTATCTTTCTTTATATCTTTTTTAACTAATATAGCTAAGTATTCAATATCTTTATAATTTAAATCCATCTTATACCCTCCTACTTCTATAAATTATTTATATATCCCACTTATTTCCGCATCCCATACATACTGCTCTAGTCTTAGTTTTTACCTTACCTTTTCTCTTGCCTATCAATAGCCACAAACCTGCTGTACAACATATTAATATAAATCTACCTATTCCCCATAAGATGCCCTTGCCATGCGTGCTAGAGTTACCTTGGACTACCTGTATGTTTTCACTACCACATTTTTTACAATTCATTATTAATTCCCCCTATTTTAATTTATTATATACATATTTTCTGTATCTTCAATTTTTCTTATGTCATAATATCCACCTTTTGTTCCTGTGAAGCTATCGTCATAAGAAATTTCTTTTTCTTGTTCCAAATCTCCGAGCAATTTTATTAATTCTTTAACTTTCATTTACTATCCTCCTACTTCTATAAATTATTTTAAATTATCTTTAGCATACTTTGCTTGTGATGGTGTAAATTTATTTCCATTAGCTGATACTAATTGGTCATAAATTGCACTTGGAGACATATTCATTTCTGTTTGGTATGTCTCTGCCGTTTTTAATGCATTTTTATTCCAATCTGCTTTTACATTGTCTACTGCATATTTAGCAGATTCTTTTGTAAATTTATTTCCATACTCGGATGTTAACTGGTCATAAATTGAATCTTTAGACATATTCATTGTACTAGCATATATTTCTGCTGATGCTAGTGCTGAAATATATTCTGTTGGAACAGTTGGTTTTGTAGGTGCAGGTGCAGTAGTTGTAGCAGGTTCTTCAGTAGTTGTAGGTGCTGATGATGTAGCGTTATCTATACTAGCTACTGGTGTAGTTGTCGTATCTTTATTACCCATATTGCCAATTGCTACTAATAATACTATTACTGCTAGTCCTGTTAATATCTTATGCTTACCAAAGAAATTCCTTTGGTCATGTCCACAACTTGGACATTTCTTCACACTCTTCGATATTTCCTTGTTACACGCTTTACAATTTACTAATTTACTCATTATTAATTCCCCCTATTTCATATTTAAACAGGTCATTTCAAACAACCTGTTTTATGATTTATTTTAAAAGGTCTTTATTCTCGTAAATGTTTCCTATAATTCTAAATCCTTGTAAATGTATTTTTAAATCCAGTATAAAAATTTCGGTTTTATTGGAACTTGAATATGAAGTCCATTTTTTAAACCATTGTTGCCTAAAACCTCCATCTTTAAATATCACTTCTGTCCAATCCTTATTAAATATCTCACCCTCTTTATTTTCTAATTCTCTTAGCAATATATCACCCTCATATATTTCTACTCCATTTTTATCTTTCAAGCCTGCGTACTGTCCTACTGTATTTGTATCAACTACTATGCAATCTATTTCAGCATCTTGGTTATAAAAGAATATAGTAGGCTCGGGAATTGTGCAATAGTCACCATAATAAAACCATTTGCCATTATCTTTACTTTTACCTCTAAACTTTATTTCCCTATTCATTATTAATATCCCCCTCATTGCTTTTAACATAATCATAAATAGCCATCATTTTTTTAGTTTCAAGTGCATTATCTAACATTCTTTTATGCCCATGATAACTTGCGTGTTCTTTCCTATCCATAATAATCAAATTTTCTAAGCGGTTATCATCTTTTTCGCCATTTATATGATGTACAACTTCATTGCTATCTAATTTTCTTCCTAAATATAATTCCATAATATATCTGTGTATATAAACGGTTTTATGATTGACCTCTATTACTCTATGTCCTCCACCTTTTCTATTGATAGCCAAAGCACTTAATGATAAATCTTTCATTATTTGATTTCCTCCTTAACTTCATTATTTTTAACATAATCATATATAGCCATTAGTATTTCACTATTCACCGACCTCTTATTTCTTTTTGCTAGCACTTCTATTTCTTTTTTAAATTCATCATCTATCCTTAGTAATATCTTAGCCATAATTATCAACTCCTTAATACTATTATACTACTAATATGATAGCATTACAACCCTATTTAAAAAATAAATTTCCGAATTTAAGGATAAATATACCCTAATATATGTTATAATATAAGTATCATGGTAGAGAGTTATAAATTGTGTGAAACAACTATACTAATATAGAGGATAGAACAGGTAGCTATCACCACACAGAAATGTGTTAGGAAATGTGGAAAGACCGACCACCTATATTAGAAAAGCAACTATATTTGTAGCAAGGTATAGTTGCTTTTTTACGTTTACTATTCAGTACCTCTCTGCCGTGTATAAATGTTTCTATATACATAAAAACCCCCTATTTCTAGGAGGTTAATTGTTGTGCTATTTAATTTGGATTGTTAGGAACTTCAAGTCTTGTAAAATGTGTAACATCATCTGGAAAGTCACAGTCTAAAGGATTTCCACAATAAGGTGGCTCCTCTATAGGAAACTTCCACCATAAACAATCCGCATCTTCTTCGTACCAATCTTCAAGCGTATAAAGTTTTATTTCATTATTCATAATATCCCCCTCAATTTCAATAATATAAATATAATCTTTTCTAGTACCTTATTGCCCTTGTAAGCGTATTTTTCAAAGTATAAAGTTTGTAGTTCATCAACTAACTTTGTCATATAATATAAACCCACCTAATGTTTGTCTATCGTCCAATTCATCTCCTGTTATTCTTTTGTATTCTAACCGCAACAAAGATAAATTTTTACTATATGTCATTAAAAAATTACTGTATTTTTCAATTTCGATATCTGTTCTGATAGGCTCTTCGATGTAGCAACTGCACCTATAAAACAATTCTAAAGCTATATTATACCTATTACAAAATTCTCTATGGTTTAAAACAAAATCTCTAATATTCAAACAAATTCGCCCCCTAATATGGTAACTCGTCAGTTTCGACATCATTTACATAAACAGGATTTAGGGTATTTTTTCTTTTAGCATCCAAATACTTTCTCCATCCAAAATTATAAGCTTCTGCGTTCCCTGTGGCCTTGTTGATTTCTAATAATAGGCCCGTTTCAACTTCAAAATGAATATCACATACCGGATTGTCTGAATAGTATCTATTTTTTAATACTGAAATTCTACCATGTATACCCTCGGCTTTTACTTCTTCGTCATACTCTTTTCTTACTGAAATAATATTATCAGCCTTATTTGCTATATCTGCGGAACCACTTATTTGTTCAAAATCCATATCGTCACCTTTTTTTAATGTTTTATTAGGATGAATAACTAAAATAATATGTGTATTATATGCTTGTGCTAAATCGTGGCACCTCTGAACGAAGTCGGCTTGTGCTTCTAACTTGTCAGCAGCTTGAACGGATAAAATGCTCATAAGGTTATCTATTACCACTAAATCAAACTTATTTATTTTAATTTCAATTTCTACCATTTTGAATAACTGTGCTATGGTTTTTAGTTTAGATTCGCCTTTGTTGAATAAAGTAAACTTTCCTTTGTGCCACTCTTGTATAGCTTCTAAGACGTCTTTCTTTGGCTCCTTATGATACTTCCTATTAATTTTAATTGTATCGTAAGCGTTAACGTCACGTCCTATAACACATTGATACAATTCGTTTATCAATTTTTCCGGGTCACCCTCACCACTCATAAGATAAACTTTGTTATTTTTATCTATTGCATTAGCCATTATTTGTTTTGTAAATGTTGTTTTCCCTCCGTTACTTCTCCCAGCTATAAGAGTTACACATCCAGGGGCCAGTTCGTTTATTGCGTCATCTACACTATTAATCCCTGTTGGTATATACTTTCCTGTTTTTGCTTTAAGGCCCATATAAGGTGTTTTGTCTAAATCCCTCCGGCCCTCGATTTTAAATCGACCGCTTTCAATTATTTTTATAATCCTTTCTTCTTTAAAAAATATAAATTCCTCGTTTATATCATTGTGGGAGTATAATTTTTTATCTATTAACTTTGCCTTTTCTCCAAATGCTTCAACAAATAACTGATCCATAACGGTTCCGGCCTTGTCATTGTCAGAAACTATTATTAAATTATCAAATTTATTTAAGTATTCTTTGGCCTGTTCTATTAATACATTTAAACTCCCAGCTCCAGCCCCAACACTAACTACATTCTTAAAACCGCATTGTGAAATAATCATGCAATCAAATTCACCCTCACATATGATTAATTCGGCCCCTGTTTCAATATTCTGTGAGTTAAATAGATAAGGTTTACTTCCTGTTATACTCTGCATTTTAGGTTTTCCGGGGTTTTTAATAGGTTTCCTTGTCTTATACCCTATAACAGTTTCATGTTTAATATATGGAAATGCTATTTTCCCATCATAGGAACCTAGTTTAAATTCATTTATAGTAGTTGGTGTAATACCTCTTTTGCCTATATATTCAATACATTCATCAGTAATAGGCTTTACTTTCTTTAATTGCTCTGAAAATGTATCTCTATTAATTTGCATAGAGGTTTTTTTATAATCTTCTACACCTAATAATTCGCTTATTATTTCTTGATGTGAATAATTCAAGTGTTCTCTGTAGTAGCCATATAAGTCGATATTCATACCACACCCGAAACAATGATACTGCAAAGCCTTTCTATCCCAACTCATACTTGGATCCTTATCACCATGAGTATGTGCTGCGGTATTAGGGCATCTATAACTTTTGCCTTTACTAACTAAATTCAAGCCGTTTGCTATTATGATTTCAGCCTGTTGACCGTACTTCTGTTTTATTTCCTCTATTTTTTCTATTTCATTCATTATAAGGTACCTCCACAATTTTTACTTTAGGCTTTTGTGAAGTTGTTTTTGTAGTTTCTATATAATCCATATACCCACCGTTAAAAAATGTACTACCGTAAGGAATAAATTTAATTTCAGTTTTCTTGTTTTCTTCTATAAATTGTTTAACACATTTTTCTAATTCTTCATATCCTAATTTTTTTAATAATTTAGGTATAGTTTTCATAGCAGAAGCTTTTCCTTTTTTATTTGGGTAAAGGCTCCATATCTTATCTGTGTTTATATCTGTGTTTATATATGGTATAGGTGCAACGTTTTCGGTATATCCATTTGACGTTTTCGGTATATCCATTCCACCATATGGTATAATGTCTGTTACCAACGTTGTTAGGGTAAACCAGCGCGTTCTGTCATAACCGACTTTATTATAGTTGCCTACGAGTATTGCACCTTTATCTTTTAAAGATTTTAGTACTCTATCAATCTGTCTTTCACTCCAATATGGAAATAATTCACTAAATGCTCTAGTGCTATTATAAGTCCAATAGAAGCCATCATAAAAGTGTGTCCTATTTGCTTTATTCTTGACTATCCAAAAATGCAAGTTGTTAATTACTATTGCTTCATCAACCCCATATTTTTGTGCCATTTCAATATTAAAAGCGTGATCCATCGTTAATTCCTCCCTTTGTTTGAGAAAAGAATTATATTCCTGTATATTTTATATACATTTTGGTATATACTATAAATAGATTAATATTTAAGCATCTAACTGAATATAAATTTTCTCATTTAGCGAGTCGACCATGACTTGCTATTTTTCTTTTTTGCTTTGGTATTCTCATTATAAACCCTCTTTACGTTAAATTCTATACTTTGAGTTAAATTATTTATATTGTTCTAGTAATACTCTAACTTTTTCAGCAATGGGTTTATTGAGTTCAGAATGTCCTTTTTTATGTGATTCTAAAATAACACCTAACATTAATCTAAGTGTTTCCCTGTCTTTAATCAAAAGTTTAACTTCGTCTAATATTTGCTTATTTCCACTCTCTAATAGCTTATTTCTTTTTTGAAAATCTTCGATTACTGATTCTAAACATTTAACTATTGGTAATTTTATATTCCTATTGTCTTTTATTATCATTTATTTTTTACCATCCTTCTCAATAATTATCTTACCACCTTCAATAGATACATTCACATAGTCGCCTATAAATACACCTATCTCCCTTAATTCTGTTGTAAGTCTTACCAATGAAGCACCGCCAACTGTTCCCACTTTTCTTTTAGACATTTATATCACCTCTTTATTACATTATATACGATATGATATGATATAGCAACCCTTTTTAATATTTAATTTTAGCAATAAAAATAAACCCCTAGAAAAAAATCTAAGGGTATTTGTTATTTTATATTATTTACAAAGGTTTCTACTATATAATTTATAAGTTGGTTACGGCTATAATGTTTTTCTTCACAAATGTGGTCTAGTCTATCAACTAAATCTAATTCCATAACTACATTAAAAGCTTTCTTAGTTATTTTCTTTTTAGTCTTAGTTGGTATCTTAAATATATCATCTTTAACTAGATTAGTTTTGTTGGCTACTTTTTTAGTCTGTGTAGTTGGCTTATCTTCAATACTTACATATTGTCTAGTTGCTGAACTGTATACATAACCATTCTTCTTAAATAAATCTGATATAGTACTCTTGTTTAGTTTTAAGTCTGTACTTATAGCACGTATACTCTCACCATTGGCTAGTCTATTGTTAATATTAGTTACTTCTTCTATTGAAAATTCCATTTGATACATCACCCCTAAAACTAGTATACCCCAAAAAATAAAAAAATACTCCTACATTTTACTGTAAGAGTAGACTAGTCTATAGTTTATCTGTGTAGCCTGTGCCTGTTGATGGATTTGATAAAATACCAGCTAGTACGAGTATTCCAAGTATTGCAGAACATATTTCTGTGTAGTTTGTTGGCAACACATCTACACCAAAACCCTCTAATATCATTGGTATTAAAGCTAATATTGAAACCCATAAGCCGACATTTTTAAAACGTGAATTTTTCATTAATAATTACCTCCTCGAATATATTTAGATAGACCTTGACCACCTACCTCTCTAAACTAAAGTAACAAAAGCCTTTATACCTAATTTATTTATTCTTTCAGCTTCTGCATCTGCATAACTTTTGTTTGAAAATGCGCCAACTTGAATTTTAAAATAATGACCTTGTGGTGCTATGACATCAATATTTTTGTCAGAAACTTTGACAATCTTTTTTTCGACAAAAGGAACTTTTAAATATTCACATACCCCACGCGCTATAAGTTCAGCTATTTTTTCGATATTGTTCATTATAAAAACACTGTCGAGCGGTGAATCGTGGAAGGCAACCTCTAAGTACGCAGCCACTGCAACAGTATGATTTAATTCATACAAATTATCATTCTGTCTACATCCTCTATCCGGCGTAGGTGTAAAAGCTTCTAATCTCTTATATATTGCATTTGATAGTTTAAAGCCACTATCACTCACATACATACTTTGAGTACCCCTAACGGCCTTATTAAACGCATTAGAATGTATAGCAATATGTATATCACACTTTAACTTATTTGATTCTGCTACCGCTTGTTGAAAGGTCATACTTTTATGTGAAATATATGTTTGTTGTTTGCACCTCTCTAATATTCTTTTTGTTGCTTCGCCTACTTTGTGCATTTCGTCTTGTTCTGTTCCATAATTTCCGTAACCTATGTTTCTGTTTTGGTTTGATGGACTTAGATATATATTCATAATGTTTCCTCCTTATTTACTGCTTAATGTCCATATCATTGTTAAAATATTTAAAACTACAAAACCTATCGTAGTATTACGCATAATCTTATAAGTATCTAAAATAGATTGGACGTTAATTTCTATTCTAATATCGGTTTTTTCTATTTTTATAATATTTGTTTTAATATCTTTTACATCAACTTTAATACTTTTTATTTCTTCTTCGTGTTGTTCTAGCATAAGTTCCGTACGTTCTTCTCCCATGTTGTGCCTCCTGTTTGTCATTTATCGCCTATTGTTTTTTGCCATGAAAGAAAATATAATAAATTATAATCTTTCGGGATTATAGTATTTACCCTAAAGGTGGATTTTGCGATTGCCTTTAGGGTTTTTATGTTATTTTAGTTTATAAAAAAGCCACCAAAAAAAGTTTGGCATCATAATAATCCCTCCTTTCCTCACCTTTTACATAAAAAAATAAGCACTGATTAGAGTGCTTATATCTTATTATTTAAATATTATGCTAGCTGAATCATATATTCCTAAGTCGTCTTAATATAATGCATATTTAAAAAGAAAAGAGCACTTAATTAGTGCTCTTCCTATATAATGCAATAAAACCTCTTGAATGTTCTGTTGGTTCTTCTGTTATATTAAACATTAACATAGAGAAGAACATTGATATTTTTCCTAATTGATTATAAAGCTTGTATTTATACCAAAATTCACTTACATTGTCACCATCATCATTAATATTATTTATAAAGAGTAATTTTTCTCGCTTAAGTCCCTTTACACTAGAAAATCTATTTTCAATAGCATTCATATCATACCTTTTTTCATATCCATGATGATAATGTTCGGTAACAGATTCACTAAATTCTGGACTATAAGGAGCTGTGAATATAAAGTAACCATCATTTTTTAAAACACGACTAATTTCATGTATAGCATCTATGTCCCCTCTATCTGGAATATGCTCCAATGCACTTATAGAGCATATAGCATCAAATGTTGAGTTTTCATAAGTCATTTTTGTTGCATCTTGACATTCTATAAAAAACTTTTTATCAAGTTCTTCGATTCCACCGATATTATAAAGATAATGCTTTTGCATTTCAAGTTGTTTCAAATCTATGTCGGTTGCATAGGTATTACATTTAAACTCATTGAAAATCAATGTAGCCCAAGTTGTACTTGAACTTCCAATATCCAACACTTTCGAATCATGATTAAGTTTGTCTTTTAACCACCTGTATGGAAAAACATACTCATAATTTCTATAAATATCTATTCCTGATGTTTCTCTATTGCTATCAATTTTACAGTTAATGAAATACAATTCGATTAAGTCTTGTAGCAATTCTTCATCAATATTAATTTTCTTAATATATTCTTCAAATATCATCTCATCATCTCCTATAATGTAATTCTCCTTATTATACTGCATTTTATAGGAAATAAACAGGTTATATGGAAAACAAAGCCTTATTAGTCAAATATCAAATTATAAGTATATTTTTATTATACTTATGTCGTACTGTTATCATAAGACGTTATAACTATGCTAAATTTTCTGTGACTAATTTATTTATTCCTGTCGCAGTATCAGATATTGCATTTCCAGTCGTTTTTATTATATTATGTTTAACAATATAATAATCACTAATAGGAAGACCACCAGCATCAAGCACCATTATTCCATCATTTGCAATGTCTTGTATAACATTTCCAGTTATCACTTGGTTTCTACATGAAATTAATCTTATACCTCTAGCGTAAGCATAACTATTACCTTTTAGTATATTATTCCCAACTATAAGTCCCTCAACGTTTTGAACTAATATCCCATATTGCAAATCTGTAGATATAGATTTTGAACCCCATGACATAATTTGATTACCCTCGATAATAACCCCTTTTGGTGTTCCAGAAATTGATATTAATTTGATTGTACCACCTGTACAACCCCAAAACTTATTATTTTTAATGCTTATTCCATAACCAATGGCAGTAAATTCTATAGCATTATGGATTTCAGCAATATTAATAGGATCTTGTGCTAAAAAACTGCAACCCTCAATATTAATTCCCCAAGCACTAGCAGTATCACAATAAATACCTTTTTCAGTCATATCGAAGCCACAATTTTTTATATCACCACTTG